CTACTTGCGTTAGATCCGCAATTCATTGACCAAATAACCAAAGCCCAAGAACGCTTAAAAAAGAGCATGAAGGGCAAGGGCGCGGTCGAAGAAATGCAAGCGAAATACATGGACACGTTCTGGGGCCGATGGAAGCAGGCAACGACCAATGTGGACTCGTTACTTACGGATTCCTTTGGTAGTTGGCTTGGGCCATTGAAGAGCCTTGCGACGGTGATCGGCGACGGAGCACATGCAATCCAAGCCGCAGTTCATCAACACAGATGGCTTGGGAATGCGATTTCGGTCGGAATTGCCGCGATCGGTGTTGCCTCAGGTCTCGCGTTTCTCGCGCTTGGGCGTATGGGAATCGCAATGGCTGCTTTACCAGCCGCTCTTGATAACGTAAGTGCGGCGATGCTTCGAATGGGTATCGCTGCCGAAACCGCCGGTGGTGAAATCGCGGCTGGTGAGGCTGCGACGAAGGTTGGCGCGGTTGGTGTCGTGGTCGGAGCAGCTAGCACCGCGGCTGTCTTTGGCGGCCCCTTGGCACTGCACATGGCAGCGGCGCAAGAGGGCAATCGTCGCTCTATAGCTGGGACGAATGCTACGGAGGCTGCACAGTTCAGAAACTTCAAACGTTATGACCACGATGGTCTTCGCACCCCATTCGGCTCGTACGATATACTGGGACACCGAATCAGTTCCGACACGCTTTCCAAGATCAACCAGTATAACAAAGCTGGATCACAAATCCACGCGCCTGTTCATGGCGCCGCTGGTGCAAACCGTCATCAAGTCGGCCACACCGTGAACGTCACGGTACACCCCGGAGCATCGAGTGGCAATCCCGCTCAAGACAATCGCCACGCACTAAACGTCGCTCGCAAGACGGCGCAAAAGGTAGCGATGGTTCTTGGCGCCGACATCCGTACCACCGGTCGTGCAGCCGGCGGAACGATCAACGCCTGGGGCATGAGTAATTTCGAACTGGCGGGAGCCACGGGGTAAACGATGTCACAACAAGTCTTCTCGTTGGACGGTATCGTTTTCGGCGATCCAAACGATAAGACGGCGACGTTATTCGAAGTCCCCGAAGACTTCGAGTTTGGACTTGAGACCTGGGGGACCGTTCATAAGATCCCGCAGAACGATCTCTCGCAGCCGAAGATGATTATGCAGACCTTCGGTGTCTTTCCAAAGATCATGACCTGGGAGGGGCGGTTCCTCGGTCTAAAGGCCGACGATCGCGCGCGTCGCTTTGCCGCCTCGCAGATCAAACAAAGCGTCGTGACGTTCACCTTCGGACAGCGTTCGTGGGATGTCGTCATCATGAAGTTCTCGGAGAAGGTTCGTAGTCGGTACGACATCGGGTTTTCGATTGAGGTTCAGCCCTTATCCGAACGATCGGGCCGTGTGACGACGGCGACACTCCCCAAGACCGCAACGCAAGCACTCAAAGACACGTATGTTTCGATTCAAGTCTCGGCCCAGGATACTGCACTCTCGCAAGCGGCGTTTAATGCGATTAATCCGCTACCGAGTGTTATTCAGACGTATCAACCGGAAGCGAAGCAGCCAGTGTCTTCATTGCTCACTCTCGGGCAAACGATCTCCACGACCATTTCAACACTCCAAGCATTGCAGTCGTCGGTGTCAACTTCGCTTACCTCAGCCGATCAGAACAACTTCATTGCGATAGGTAAGGCGCTTGGCTATATCAGTTCGTACGGCGCAACGCTTCAGACGTTAACGGGCCAAGACGGGGGAGTCCAAGTCGCTCACCTTCCGGGTTCGAATCTCTTTGCTACAGCCGCAAATCAGTTAGGTGATTGGACTCGTTTTTCGGACCTGATGGCGGTCAACGTTATCGCTGACCCGTTCCTTCAGGTATCCTCGAAAGTCTCGCTCCCAAGGACGTAACAAATGCCGTTACCGATTTCTCGCAGATTCAGCAAAGGACGTAACAAATGCCGATCAGTGGTGGCTCCTCATACCAAGTTGCGGGGCAGTTCCTTATGGGTGGAGTCTCGTATCCCTGGTACGACTTCACGGTTGACATTAACGCATACTCAATGTCGTCAATGATTGAAGCGCACTTGCCGCTCTATCCACTCAACGGACTATTCAACGCAAATGCCGTTACCGATTTCTCGCAGATTCAGCAAGCGAATCGGACCATTCCGATCGAGGCACGACTTTCGTACGTCCAAGCCTCGTCAAACACCGCTCTCCCATTAGCGATTAACTTCACGCCGATGGAAACCGGACTGCTCGATGAATCCACCGTTGACTACGCGGCAAACGAAGTAACGATTAAGGGCAGAAGCCTCGCATCGCTCTTTCAAGACGATCGCGCTGGTGGTGATGTTAACGTGACCAAGGGGCTCTACGGGGCCGCACTCATAAATTACTTTTACTCGCAACAGTCAGCGAATCTAAACTCGGCGTATATCGCGCCGCAAAAGACGTATGCGGGTAAGGCGAACCTTGGCCTGTTTGCCTCAAAGTCGCAGCGGTTGTCCTCGAAGTGGGACTACATGACCGAGGCGGCGATCAACGACTCGTATATCCTCTACGTTCACAACGGCAATCTGTACTACGGACCACCCGCCGGAAACAGCGCCCCCACAGTCAATCTTGCTTGGGGAAAAGATATGCTCGAGTGTTCGGTCAACCACGCATCACGTCGAACGCACGCAATTAAGGTCTCAATGGCGTACTCGCATGGCTTCGGCAAGAATCACGGCGTCATCACATACGCCGGACCAGCAGGCGGTGGTGGCGGAGGTTCCGTCGATGCGGAGACATTTCGCTTTGTTGCGGATCAAACGATGGATGCCGCCGCAGCGAGAAATAAGGCCGTTTCGATTTACAACGACCTTGTAAAAAAAGAGTTCATCGTGAATATCAAAGTCGTTCCCGATGCGAATCTGATTAACGTCATTTCGCAGTACGGTGCAAACTTTCTGGTAAATATCGAAGGCCTCATACCCTCGCAGTCAATTCTGTACCACGTCAAGAGCGTTCGCTTGACCGTGATGGGCGGAGAGAGTCCTTCGGTCATTGTTGATATGGCGCTTGAGAATCACCCAGCAATCGTTGGCGTGAGTGGATACGTTTAATGCACATTCGAGAATTTCAAGAGCGCATGGCACTGCGCGCGCAGCGGGCGAACACGATTCCGCTCGCGGGACTTATCACTGAACTGAAGTCCTACAACCCCGTGAACAACACCGTCACCGTGACCTACTACGGCAATGGGGACGCGCAAGAACTCGGTCCGATGCAATACCTCACACCATTCGCTGGTGCCGGGTACGGTGACCAATCGTTTCCCGAGGTCGGGACGCAGATTTTCGTATTTAACGTCTCAGCCGAAAGCAAGGACGTATATGTCGCGCTCGGCCAATTCTTTAATGCGATAGAACAGCCGCCATCCAGCACGCTCGTCGCGGGCGAGAAGCAGATGCAGAACAAAGCGGGCGCGCTCATAAAATGGGCGCAAGACGGCTCGGTTTCGATCGGTAGTTCGACGACGCTCGACTCGGTGAACGATGCGATTGTGCGCGTTCGCGACCTCGTCCCTCTCATCACCGCCTTAAATGCCGCAGTAACGGTTTTCAACGCTCACATCCATACCGGGGTCTCTACGGGCGCAGGCGTGAGCGGAGCACCGAGCACGACGCAAACCACATACACCAATGTATCGGGCGCTACAAAGGCAAGGGCGGGAAGTTAATTGAGTGATGTAGCGATGGACTGGCCTAGTGATGGCACGGCGAACGGTGACTTCGGCGTTTCTTCAGACGGTGACTTACTCGTAGCCGACGGCGATACCGAAGTCCGCCAACGTGTCACGCGGCGGCTCTTATCGAATAATCGATCAACTGCGGCCGATGGCTCGATACTCTTTTGCGATTTGATTTTCGATCCGTCGTATGGCGTTGGTTTACGTCGCTTCGTCGGGGCCGCTTCTAATTCACCAACTGCCGAAGCGATCAAAAACAGTTGTAAGGCGGGCGTCATTGCCGAGGACACGGTCTCCTCGAATCCCCCGCCGCAGGTCGTCGTGCAAGCCTTCCCCGGTGCCCTTGCAGTCCAGGTCACGTATACGAGCGCCATCTCCGGCCGCACGATCGCGACCCCACGTATTACCCTCGGAAGTTAGGAGTTCGCCTTGCCGCTTAATATCTTGCCGCCGGCGACGATCATTTCGAATATCCAGAATGCGATTTCGGCGCAGACGACGCGCGTTAAGAACTTCTCGTCAGGGTCGGTCCTTGGTGCCCTTGCCTCGTCGTTCGGCGCGCAGGTGGTTTACCTTCAACAGTTAGCACAGACCATTGTAAATCTCACGCGTGCTGCGACTTCAACCGGCGCGGACCTCACCTCGTTTGTCGCGGACTACTACCTGAACCCGACTCGCGTTCTAGCCGTCGCTCCGACCGGTCCCGTCACGTTCACGAAGAACCAAACGCCTCCGAATAACACCGTGATTCCGGTCAACACAATCGTTCAGAACCGACCGATGGCTCCCGCATCCCCCGTCCAGTATACGGTCATCGCTGATACAACAAACGCGAATTACAACGCGACCCTGGGCGGCTACGTCTATCCCAACGGTACGAGCACGGTTACAGCCACGGTGCAGGCCGTCGTCGCAGGGACAAGTTCGAACCTCCTCGCGGGTCAGTTGAACACAATAGCGACTCAGGGCGTGTCTGCGGACTCCGTTACCAATTCGACCGACATCACGAATGGGTTCAATCAAGAATCCGATACGGCGCTTCGGGTGCGGTTTCAGTTGTATGTATCCGGCCTTGCGAAGTGCACGACGAACGCAATCGGTGCGGCGATTCTAGCGGTTCAGGGCGGTATCACCTACCAGCTTAACGACCAGTTGAACGTGTCGGGTGTTTCGACGCCTTCGACGTTTACGGTTGTGGTGGATGATGGGTCGGGTGCTATTTCAGCCAAGGCCCTCGCCACGGTGACCGCAGCCGTTCTTCCGGTTCACGCTGCGGGGATCTCGTTTAATATCATCGCTCCGACGAACGTCACGATGACGGTTTCGGTCGCAGGAACGGTCATCGCACCGGGGTTTAATTCAGCTACCGTGCGTGCCGCGATTCAGACCGCGCTCATTTCGTACGTGAACACCAATGGTGTCGGCGGGTACAATACGCAGACCGGGCTCTCGTCCAACAAATTGACCTTTGCTGGCGTAGCCGCAGTCGTCGGTACGTTCGTCGGCACGGCATCGACGCAAGGTCTGTCGTCCTATTCTTCGGTCACGTTGAACGGTGGCACGGCAGACGTTGCTCTTTCGAATTATCAGATTGGCCGCACGTCGAGCGGTTCGGTCAGCGTGACCTAATGGCGACATTCGATGGAGAAGACTGGGGCGTTCGAATCCGATCGCTCTTCCCGAACCCCTGGACGAGTACGGCAGCGAATACCAATACCGGAAACCCGCAAACGAGCGGGATTTTTTATGCCCTCACGCGAGGTGCGGGCGACAATCTCGCCACGGCCTATCAGCAGATGCAGTACGTGAAGAATCAAACGCGCTTGGCGTCGGCGACCGAAATCAACATCGACAACGCTTCGATCGATTTATTCGGCTCGCTCCAACCGCGGCAACCACTTGAATCGGATCTCAACTTCGCGACACGTATGCGGCAGACGCTAATCGCTCCGCTCGGAACGGTGCAAGGCATCCAGCAAGTCGTGGCCTCGTACATCGGCTATAATCCTGGTGCTTTACAGGGCTCGATTTACCAACTGTTCGGGCTTGATACCTCAGGTGGTTTGGAGACGTTCGGTGGGCTTGACGGCTTTAACGCGCAGTCGGTCATTCTCCCCAAGGTCTACGTTTTCGACCAGATGACGGACCCGGTACTCGCTGCAAAGCTCAACATCGTTCCGCCTCAATTCTGCGTGCTCTTGCTTTACAACGCAGGCAACGCTCCGGGCTTGTACGCCGGCCGCTCTTATGCTGGCCGCGACTACATGGTGAACGCAAAACTGCGCCTTGGGCCACCGCTTACGTCGGCTTTAGCGACACTCGTCAACGCCTCGAAAGTGCCCGGCTCGACCGCAATTTACGGAAGCAATTACTCTTAGTGTGTGAGGTTCAATGCCTAATCAAATCAGCCTGACACAGTGGGTGGATGGCGTCCAAGTTACGGCACCCGATCTCGTTCAAGGTAACCAATCCACGCGAGACCTCGTGGCGCTTGCGCTTCAGCTCGTGCTGGGAAATGTGAACGGCGTTCTCCCGCCTGCTGGCAACGGCTACGTTCCGCTCAATATCGTTCCCTCAACTTCCACGCTTTCGGTGACGATCGGTGGTCCGGGTCAAGCGGTCATCGCGCAGAATCGACTGATTGATACGTGCGGTGCGTTCACGCAAAACCTCACACCCAATGCCACGGGTGCGACGCGCCTCGACCTCATCGCGCTTCAGTATACACAGTCGCAGATAAATCCTCAGACGCGGAACTTCGAATCAACGGCTCTAGCGATTACAACGGGTACGCTCTATCAAACAAGCGAGTCGCTTACCTATAACTACGTCGTTGGAACCTCACCAACCGCTGTCCCCGCACCGCCTGCGGGGTCTATCGGTTTCGCGACGATTGCCGTACCGAATGGTGCCACTGCGGTCACGTCCGCTTCGATAAGCTACCTCTTCCCGAGTGTCGCTTCCATCATTCAGCAGTTGACTGGCGCGGTTCTTTCGCTGAACGGTGCGGGCGGAGCGATTACCATCACCGGGACGGGTATTTCGGTATCAACCGCTGGCGGTGTCATCACGCTAACGAATACGGGCGTCACAACGCTCGGAACCGCGTCCGGTACGGTTGCTCTCAATGCGGGAGCGGGTATTTCTACTGCGACCACGGCGAATAGCGCAACGATTACAAACACGGGCGTTGTCTCGTTCGCTGGTCAGACCGGCTCGTTATCCCTCACAACCGGATCGGGAATCGGTCTTGCACAGCCGAATACGACGACGACGCAAATATCGAATACGGGCGTGCTCTCAGTCAACGGACTTACGCAGACCGTCACGTTTGCAGCGGGCGCGAACGTCACCCTAACGCCCGCTGGTAATACAATCACGATCGCATCGTCAGCGACGGGTAC